ATATACTTATCAGGACGAGCAAATGATGCGCCCTTCATACTTCGACCCAGAGCCCGAACCCGACACCGAAACTCAGTACCGCCGAGGCGGTAAGGTGAAGCGCATGACCCCCAAGAAGCCCGCCAAGAAGATGCCCCGGAAGTTTGCGGAGGGTGGTGTTACGGGCGAATCGGGCAAGCCCGCTTATGCTCGGGAACGGGATTTGTCCATTCCGGCGGCCGAATCGACATACGAGCCATACAAGCCATCGCGGATGGAGCGGGTGAAGACGGTTGCACTGGAAGCCGGCGGTGAAGTTATGCGCAATTTAGAGGCACTAGGGCCTATTGCTGCGGTCGGTGCCGCTGGTTCGCGCGCTGCTCGTGGGGCTAAGGCCGCCAAGGACGCCACAAAAGCAGTCAAAAAGTACGCAAAGGGTGGCTCTGTAAAAGGTTGGGGTATGGCGCGTGGTGCGCGTAAAGCGAAGGTGTGCTAAATGCCGGCCAAAACTGAGAAGCAGAAACGATTCATGCAAGCCGTGGCTCACAACCCCGCGTTTGCAAAAAAAGTCAATGTTCCTCAGTCGGTTGGTGAAGAATTTTCCAAAGCTAAAGGTGGTGACGTGAAAGAATCCAAAGCAATGGTTGGTAAAGAAGTCGCCTTCTTCAAGAAGAAAGGCGCCCCGAAGTCGATGCTCCAGCACGAGATGACTGAAGCCGGCATGAAGCCCAGCCGCGTCAAGAAGTACGCGCGTGGCGGCGGCGTTGAGTCGAAGGGCAAAACGCGCGGCAAGTTCGTCTAAGAAGCCTGCCCGGTAGGCGCAGGCGCCGGAGTAAATAAATGACCACTACCGGCACTACTTCGTTTGCTCCCACGATAAACGAGCTAATTGAAGAAGCGTTTGAGCGGGCGGGTTCCGAAGCGCGCAGCGGCTACGACTTCCGTACCGCGCGCAGAAGCCTGAACCTACTGACGACGGAGTGGGCATCACGTGGCATTAACCTCTGGACTATCGACAGCGGCAGCATTCCCCTTGTGGCGGGCACGGCGACATACAACCTGCCGGTCGACACGGTGGATCTGATTGAGCACGTGGTCCGCCAGAATGTAGGCAGCACGTCTACGCAGGTTGACATCAACATCAACCGGATTTCGGTGTCGACGTATTCGACAATCCCGAATAAGTTGGCGCGTGGCCGCCCGATTCAGATTCTGATTGACCGCCAGTCAGGCGAGACTACGCCGACGGGGATTGACTACCCCACGGTTACGGTCTGGCCGGTTCCCAATGACGCCAGCTACACGCTTGTTTATTGGCGCCTGCGGCGCCTATCCGATGCGGGGAATGCGGCGAATACGGCGGACATCCCGTTCAGATTCCTCCCGGCGCTGGTTGCGGGGCTTGCGTACTATATCGCCATGAAGATCCCCGGCGGCATGGAGCGGCTACAGGTCTTGAAGGCCATCTATGACGAGCAGTGGGATCTGGCCTCGGGCGAAGACCGTGATCGTTCTTCTGTAAGGTTTGTCCCGCGCATTACTAGGTAGGCGCTATGCCTAACAAGTTCAGTTCTGGCAAGTTTGCGATTTCGCAGTGCGATCGTTGCGGATTCCGATTCAAGCTCGCGCAACTCAAAACGCTTGTCATCAAGACAAAAGAGGTTAATATCCGGGTATGCCCGGAGTGTTGGGAAGCAGACCACCCGCAGCTAAAGCTCGGGATGTACCCGGTCAATGACCCGCAGGCTGTCAGAAACCCAAGGCCGGATACGTCATACGCGCAGAGCCGGTCTTTTATCGAGCAGTTGTATACCGGCGCCGGCATGGCGTTCGCAGTCGGCGCGTTGTCGGATAGTGCCGGAGCAAGCTTTCTCAATGTCGACGGTATTCCGCTGCTTATTGATGGGTACCCGCTGGATGTTTCACTATACGCAGAAGTAGACGGCTTTACTGTAATTATGGATTCTTATCCACTGACAACGTCTTAGAGGATTCGCCGTGACTGTAACTGTAAACGGTCTGCCGTTTAACGCTTCGCAAGCCACTGATTTTCGCAGCGCCATCGGGCTTGACGCCGTTACTGTTAATGGGAGCACGACAACGATTGCGGGAATGGTTCAGCATCGCACGGGCACCAAGGCTGCGCTACTCGGTGTTACAGGCGCACCGGTAGGTGAGATCGCTGTCCCGACAGACGAAAACTCGCTGGTCGTCTATAAAGCCGGTGGCCCGGTAACGCTAGTAGATAGCTCATCCGCCGCTACCCAGATCGTTGACACCACGGGAACGGTAAGCGGTGCGTTTGCAGCAACGATCTCCGGTGTTGCAAAATCAGTTCATGTCAAGATTCCGGCGGTTTCTGCGGCGGACATTACACTGACCCTTCCTGCGGCGGCGACCGTTGGAACCACGATCACCATCAGTGGCGACGCGATGTTGTCTGCGGCAAAAACAATCGCTGTCCGCTCGGTCTCGACCGACTTTTACAGCAGTTCGACTCTAGCCGCTTCGTTCAACCCGGTTGAGCAATTGACGCTGGGGTATCTGCAAGTTGCAGATGTAACCGGAATTGGGGTTGTCAAATCGTGGGTCGTGCTAGGCCGCGAGCAAGTCGTATCCCTTGTTTCCGATGTGGCGAACAACGAAGGAAATTATGCCTTCGTAGAAAATTCGTTCGGTGTTGCTGGGGGCATTGTCAGGGGCGAGCCTGCCGATTCCCAAGCTGCGATTGGGAAAGGAACTGTCTCATTCGCACAGGCGGCAGTTGCGATTGGGATGAACGTACAAGCCGGGCATAGTGTCGCCAACGGCACCGGCGCTCTTGCTGTTGGCAACGGGATCAATACCACGCCCGGTCCTGCCATGCCCAACGGCACGATGCAGGTCTTATACGAGAACAGCAGCGGCTTTGGGACTCCAAACACAGAAAACCGCAATACGGCGTATATCAGGGTGGGGTCGCACGGCGTCGCTCACTCATTCACGCTTCGCAGGACGTCGGTCAATGCTGCCGCTACCGAGCTAACATTGAATGGTTCCGCTTGGAATAGCGTCTCTAGCCCATCCGGCGCTAACTCATCGAACCGGTTCACGTTCGTCCGCAACGGAATCTACACCTTCGAGATGGACGCAGCGGTCCGCATTCCTGGTACAACCAACGCATATTTCATCAAAAAACAGTTCTCGGTCTTGAAAGATGCAACCGGCGGGGTTGCGTTTATTGGATCTCCTGAAACAATTGGCACGCCCCAGAAGAACGGGTTTGCAGCAAACATCACAGCAGATCCGTTCTCCTTCTCCCTTGGCGGCACCAGCAACGTCAACCTGATCTGCACATTCGATGCTCAAGCTGCGACCGATAGCTCTGGCGCGTTAATGACCGTGCAGGCTTGTTTTCGCGGCTTTATTGCGCTGGCCTAAGCCATGCCAACAGTCATCAACTTCTCGGCAACCGGTGTGCGCGTGGCGGCGCCGCCTGCTCCGGTTTTGTCCGTGTCTTACGACACCGCATCGCTTGCGCGCACGGTCACTGATGGCGGGTTAGATGTTGACCGGACAATCTCGTACACGCAGAACGTGTCGGCCCGTGCCACTGTTGCGGTGACGGATAGCGGTGCGGCCTGCCCCTTGTCTGCGGCGCAAGACTCGCGGTTCATAGTTGATGCGGCAGCACGCACGGTCGTTCCATCCCTCGCGCAGTCTACCGGCGTGCCGGTGTACGGTGGAGTCAACTTCAGTACCCCCCGCAGCGGATTATTCAGCGTCCCCGTGCTGGTGTCAGCCACGACGACCGAGACAAGCCGCACTTACACGGTTCGCGCTGGCACGGTTGCCGAGCATGTCGAGGCGGCAATCGCCGCGTTGGTACAGGGCAAAACAGCCGGCGACGCGACTCAGCGGCTGTACTCAGCCAACAACTACAGCCTGTCCAGTCCAGCCGTCACACGCAATACAAACCTCTTCTGCGGCGCGTTCGACTGGACCGGTATGTCGGTGGCGAGCTACGACGGTGGAAACATCGGATCAAACAGCGCGTGTCCGGCGCACATGATTAGCCCGTGGCATGCAATCACGGCGTATCACTATACACAATCGTCAGCGGATACTTACGTTTTCCAAGGCGCGGATGGTTCAATACATATCCGCACAAAGTTGGCCGGGCTAACGCAGATCGGCAGCACGGATGTCTGTCTTATTACCCTCAATGCCGCGCTGCCAGTGACCGGCGCATCGCGTGTCAACACATTCCAGCTTTTGCCGCAAAACTTCACAGATTACCTTTCTCCGGGGTACTACCGGCTTGCGGACAACACCCGCGAGTTCAACGGCGGCATGATCCACGCGCTCAAGAGAAAACGCCTTCCTGCGGTGTCGTCGTATGACACGGTGGGGGTGTCGCCGGCATACCTCGCTGGCTCGTCAGGGGCTACTTGGCTGGCTACTGTTCAAGCCGCGCCGTCACGATCTTCGCTGTATCCGACGTGGAACAGAACCTGGGCTAGCGGTGACTCCGGATCGGGCGTTTTTCTGCCTATTGGCGGCGAACTAGTGCTTGCAATGACGGGGGAAAGCATCAACCAGAACGGACCTTCGCCTTCGAGAGACCTGTCGGCGTTGCGATCTGCGATGGAGTCAACAGTGCCGGGATCGACTGCAAGCTACCCAAGAATCGCCGATCTGTCCGGGTTTTCTGTACTGTGACCGCCCAATTAAAGCCAACCATCTACGCAGCTAAGGACCATCATGGCCGTAACGATCAATAATTTGTCGGTATCCGCAGCACAAGCTTCTGCGATTCGCGCCGCGCTTGAGGTTGGTTCGGCTGTGCCGGGCACCGCGAATGGTGCGGCGCTGCTCAACTCCAGTGGTAAAGTCCCAGACACTGCGATTGGTACAAACATTCCGCGTATCGGCCCGGTTATTGAGGTTTCTGGGCTTGCTGCTGCCGCAGTAGGCTCGACGGCCGCCGATTTAACGTGGACCACTACGTCTGGCGCAGTGTCGTACTTGGTCGACTGGCGTATTTACAACAACACCAACCTCGGTACTTATGGTACTGCGGTGGCGGTTAGCGGCACGAGCTACCGAGTCACGGGGCTGTCTGCCGGCGTGACATACCAGTTCAGGGTCAAGGGCGTATTTGGTACATCCGGAAACTCTACGGGCACGACCACGACGATTGTGATGCCGGATGTGGCGGTTACGCTTGCTGCACCGACGAGCCTGCGCTTATCTGCGGTAACTACGACTACGGCAACGCTTGACTGGAATCCGGTTACTGGCGCTACCGCGTACAAAGTGTGGTTTCGCCTCACTAACGGCGGCACCTACAACGCCACGCCCAACGCGACACAAGCAGGCGTGCAGTACGTTGCCGCCAGCCTGACAGCAAATACAGCGTACACCGTGCGCGTAGTAGGAAGTAACGGCACGACCGACGGACCGGCCACTGAACTCGCTATAACCACCCCGGCAGGCGCTATTGCCGATCCTTCGGGGTTGACGGTCACGATGTCCTCGTCGGGCGCTTCGCTGTCGTGGACCGCCGGCTCCGGGGCTGCGTCCTATCTCGTCGACTGGCAGGTTACTGGCACGAGTTATGGCCTGCCGATTGATGTTACGACGACTACTGCCGCAGTGACTGGCCTGACACCGGGCGTGGGGTATACCTTCCGCGTTCGGTCTAAATCCGGAACTACCTTGTCGACCGGCGTTACAACCACCGGTACTACGACGGGTACGGCAACCGGCGGCGGCACAACTGCCGATGTTTGGTCAGGCGGCTCGGGCACCGGGGCATCGCTCAGCGTCACCAAGCCCGCCGCAACGGCTGGCCAGCGTTACCTGCTCTGGGTGACGCGCAAGAGCAAGGCCACGGCGGCGACCCTACCGAGCGGGTTCACCGCGCTGATGACGCAGACGAACGCAACATCGGCTGGCGAGACGATCCTGTACGAAAAAGTCTCTGCGGGTGAAGCAAGCGGCACGATCACGCTAACCTATGCTGCATCGGTTGACGCGGCGTGGGTGTTGCTGCTGACATCGAAGGCGCGTACTGTGGCCCCTACGGGAGCGCAAAATGGATTCCAGACATCTTTTTCTGCGCCGAGCATTACCGCAACGACTGCCAACAGCACGCTGGTCAACGTGGTCGCAACATCGACTTGGCCGCGTACCTTCGGCCTGCCCGGCGGCGTAACTGCGCAGGGCGGATCGCCCTTTTCTGCGGCCAACGGCCCATCCATTCTCGCCGCAACCGCGACGGTGGCTGCCGGGGCGACGACGGCTTATGCATACACGCCGATTGACCCATACACCAACGTAACCACTGGTGACGAAAATCAAGCGATTAGCGTCGTACTCGACGGAACCGCAGCAACGGGAGGTGGGGGCTCGACTGGCGCGCTCGTGTCTACGCTTGCCGCCACTGTGCCGGCCGCCAACTCCGGCGATACGCGCTTCCTTGCAGCCGCGTGGAAGGACGCAACCACGCGCACTATCGCCACACCGTCGGGCTGGACGCAGGCCGGCACGGTAGCTACCTCGGTTGGGCGACTGACTGTCTGGTATCAGGTTCTGGCCGCTGACATTGCTGCGGGCACGCAAACGCTGACAATTACCGGCGGCACTGCGGATATTGCCACTTACTCATGGGCGGGGCGCGGGGCGTTTCGAGTTGCTGCTACCAGCTCAGGCGGGTTTTCGACTACGGTCACCGTGCCTACGGCAACCGCAACAACGGCCAATTCCACGCAATTCCAGATCGCCGCAAGTGCGCAATTCCCGCGCACGTTCACGCAGCCCGGCGGCGTCACGCTCCTCGGGCAACAGCAAGCAGACAATGGCCCGTCACTTGCGGCGGGGTTCCGTACTGTTGCGGCGGGTGCGACTGGTACGTCTGCCTGGACGCTGGATGTTGGCGACATTTGGCTGTCAATGAATATCATCCTCGATGCGGCGTCGGGTGGTGGTGGCTCGGGTAGCGGAAACATTTTCTACCTTGGCTCGCATCAGCACGGCAACGCGGACAACACCGATCGTTTCGCTGCCGGCTACTTTCCGTCGTCGACTAACACCATGGAGCCGTTCAATTTTGGCGCCATCCGGTCGCATGACTGCGAGGCTGTGGTTTTGCTTCCGTGGTGGACGGGACGCACGGGAGGCATCGGCGGCGCTGGCCCCAACATCTACGACTGGACGCTACTTGACCGCTGGACCGATAAGGTTGTTGGGCGCGGGCACAAGCTCCTGATGTGTTTCGCAATGTGCCCAAATTGGGCCTCGCGCTTGCCTAGCCAAGGGTCTGTCTATGGGCCTGGGGCAACGTCTGGACCCGCAAACTGGACGGCATGGCGCAGCATGGTCGCGGATACGGTGTCGCGCATTCAGACTAGGCATGGCGCCAGCGCATTGATTGCCGTCGAGCCGTGTAATGAGCCTGTAGGCGGGGATAATCTGATTACCGGATCGTTCCTTGATGCGACGAATTACGCGCCCGGAGTCACCGACCAAGTGGCGCGGCTGACTGCCGACATGACGAAGTACACGTACCTCGGCGTGCGTGATGTATCGGCGACGTTGCCCGTGCTTGTTGGGGCGCATACGTGGCAGGACGAAGCCAATACGCGGCGGTTGATGAGTGCGCGGACTTCGGCAAATGAGCCGATCACTTCGTTCGGCACCGCTTGGAGCTTCCACCCGTACGGGCTCTATGACGGCAACGGCCTGTCGCCAAGTTTGACTGCCATTACTGCCAGCATGCGCGCACTTGCGACGGAATACGGCACCGCGTCGTGGCCTTTCTGGGCTACCGAAGTGGGCCTGTACTACCCGTGGGAGCCACAGAAAGCGGCGTGGTGGAATGGGCTGTCTACAGCGGATCGAGCATTCCATCTTCAGCAGTGGTGTGCGGCGTATAAATCGCTTGGCTATGTTGCGATGTTTACGTACTCTGTAGACGGCACGACTAACGGCACCGGGCTGTCTTTCCTCGGCTACCCGGAAGTAAACTCCGTAATCCGCACCGCCATGAACACGGCGTTCGCGGCGCTGAACAAAGAATCTTGACCCCCGGACCCTAGTAAATTACTTCAAGGTGATTCAAAATGGATATGAAAAGCGCGCTTAAAGCCCACATGACCAAAGGCCTCAAGACGGCCCACCCGGACAGCAACGCCAAGAAGATGAAAGCGGGCGGTCCGACTTCACTTGACCGCAAAACGATGGGGCGCAACATGTCCCGCGTCGCAAATCAGAAGGGGTCGAAATGAAGTCCAGCACGATCAAGAAAGGCCCGGACGTGAACGTCCCTGGCGCCGGCTACCCGCAGACAGACATCGGCAAAGACGGCCTCTGGGTCAAGGGCAAATTTCCGCCCGACGTCGGCACCAAGACGTACACTGATGTTCGCGGAGCGGGCGCGGCCACGCGCGGCAAGAAGTTTTTGAACCGGACGCTGCCTAAGTAATCATGACCTACGCTGAACTTGTTGCCGCGATCAATTCCTACGTTGAGAATCCGTTTTCAACGACGGACGTCAACACGTTCATCACGCAGACTGAGCAGCGGGTTCTTAACTTCGTACAACTTCCGGCGTCGTGGAAGATTACATCGCTGAGCGTTGCGGCCGGGAACGATATAGTCATACTCCCAAGCGACTATTTGTCTATTTTTTCAGCAGCGCTGGTCGATGGCAGCGGCAACCACACTTACCTGCTGAACAAGGACTACAGCTTTCTGAAGGAAGCGTTCCCGACTTCAGCATCTGGCGTGCCCGTCAACTACGCGCTTAGTGGTGCGTATGAGATTACGCTGGCGCCAGTACCGAACACAAGCTACACGATTGATTTTACGTACTTCGGCTATCCCGTGTCGATTACTACTGCGGGCACTAGCTGGCTTGGGGATAACTTCTCCTCGGTGCTGCTGTACGGGTCGCTGGTGGAGGCGTATACGTTCTTAAAAGGTGAGGCTGACCTGATCCAGTTGTACGACGGTAAGTTCAAGGAAGCGCTCGATCTGCTCAAGAACCTTGTCGACGGCAAGAATCGCCAAGACTCCTACCGTGGCGGGCAAGTCCGCTACCCGGTGAAATAATGGCTTCGCAGATTCTGTGCAATTCGTTCAAGGCTGAGCTTTTTCAGGCGCTGCATAACTTCACGGCCGGCACCGGGGATGTGTTCAAGCTGGCGCTGTATACTTCGGCAGCCACGCTGTCGGCCAACACCACGGCGTATACGACGCTCAATGAGTCCTCCGGCACCAACTACACGGCAGGTGGCACGGCGCTCAGCAACGTGACGCCTGTTCTTTCGGGGACTACTGCCGTCGTTACATTTGGCAGCCCGACATTCCCGGGCGTAGTGCTGACGTACCGTCAAGCATTGCTTTACAATTCGACTAAAGCAAACCGCGCTGTTGCGGTATTTATTTTCGACACCGACCGCGTTATAAGCAGCGGCGATCTTGTCTTTACCATGCCCCCGGCAACCGCCAGTAGCGCGATTCTGCGAGGACTCTAATGCCTTCAACTTATTCGAGCAGGCTGCGGCTTGAACTCATGGCGACGGGTGAGAATCCCGGCACATGGGGCACGACTACCAACACCAACCTCGGCACGCTGCTGGAGTCCTCGATTGCCGGTCGTGCTGCGGTGTCGATGACGGACGCGGATTACACGCTGACCGCCAACAATGGCTCCGCTGACGAAGCGCGGAACATGATCCTGAACATTTCGGGGACGCTGACTGCTACTCGGAATGTCATCTGCCCTACGGTTTCCAAGCTCTACTTCGTCAGAAATGCCACGACCGGCGGCCAGAGCATCGTCATCAAGACAGCTTCGGGCAGCGGCATCACTGTACCTAACGGGGCGACTGCCGCCGTTTTCTGCGATGGTACTAATGTCGTTGATGCAGCTAATCAGTTTCGCGGAGTTGACGGCAGTTCAACCGCGCCGTCGCACTCCTTTAGCGCAGAGCCGACTCTCGGGCTCTACCGCGCTTCTGCGGGCATACTGGCCGCAAGCGGCCCCCTGCAACTTCCAGCCAACGCAGCATCCGCGCTTCACGCCGTCCCGCTACAACAGTTAACCGGATACCAGCCGACGTTCCGAAATCGCCTTATCAACGGGGACTTTTCGGTTAACCAATACGCGGCTCCGTACTACGTCAGCAATATCGGAGCTAATCAAGCTGGCTTTACCGTAGACCGCTGGTTTGCGCAGGTTGCCGCGGGGGGTTCTGCCTCCGGCACGTCGACATATTCACAGTCGCTTCAGGCTTTTGCGCTCGGGCAGACGGCAGTTACGACGGACTCGGCAAACTTTCTACGAACGCAGGTTACTGCGGTCGGTACGTTTAGCGGCACGCAGCAGGCTGTGCGCGTCCAACAGAGTATTGAGTCTGTTCGTACCCTCGCCGGCCAGACGGCTACGGTCAGTTTTTGGGCCAAGGCCGACACTGCGCGGACCATGGCGTTTGTATTTGGGCAGAACTATGGCACAGGCGGCTCGCCCTCCACGTCTACCGGCATCGGGCAGACATTTAGCGTCACGACATCCTGGCAGAAGTTCACTATCACGCTGGCAATTCCCAGCATATTTGGAAAGGCGGTAGGCACAGACGGTAAGGATAATCTGACGTGCGCCTTCTTCTTGTACAAGAACGACAACAGCATCTACAACGACGCGCTCGGCGCTGTCGGCTCGGTCGTCAACGGGATGTATCTGGACTTGGCCGATGTGCAGGTCGAAGCTGGTTCGGTTGCAACCCAGTTTGAGCGCCGCCCGTTTGGTACTGAGCGTGCGCTGTGTCAGCGGTACTATCAAATTGGGCAGCTTGGCGGCTATAGCACTACTACTTATGTTGGCGGAGCGTGGCCGCTGCCGGTCGTAATGCGCTCCGATACGCCGGGGCTCACCTACTTTGATACGGCTAGCAATATCAGCCGGCTTTCTACAACAAATGGCAACAACATAGCTGCGATTAATGGCGCAATTTATGTTTCAAGTAGCGTAGTGCGCGTTGATTTTGGGATGCCGGCTTCACCGGGTAATTGGTGGCTTATTAACTACATTCTGTTCGCTGAAGTCTACTAACCATGATCCTAACCGACCGTGACAAGACTCGGCTAATTGGCGTTCACCCGGATCTGGTGAAGGTGGTGGCTCGCGCTGCTGAGTTGACTACCATTGACTTCACTGTCACGGAAGGCAAGCGCACGCTAGATCGGCAAAAGCAGTTGGTTGCGGCCGGAGCCAGCCAGACACTCAACAGCCGGCACCTGACTGGACATGCAGTAGATGTTGCGGCGCTGGTCGCAGGGCAGGTTCGCTGGGATTGGCCGCTATACTACAAACTTGCGGACGTATTCAAGAAAGCCGCAGAAGAACTCCAGATCGCGGTTGAGTGGGGCGGCGATTGGAAGTCATTCAAGGATGGCCCCCATTTCCAACTTTCTGCAAAAAGGTATCCGACATGAACCCGTTTATTCTCGCGCTTGTTCGACACTTGCTTACCGGCGCCGGCATGTGGCTGGCCAGCAAAGGCTACGCTGACTCGGTGGCGATTGACCAGATTGTCGGCGCGTCTACCACGTTGGTTGGCATCGGCCTGTCATTGCTGGACAAGAAAAAACTGCTCAAGTAGTCCGAGGCAGCCATCGGCGATCCGCGCTTACCCGGCAGCGGATCGCTGTTTTTGTTGGGGTAGATGTAAGGTGGTAGCGCTGCCATGAGCCAGATACGCCTAGTCCCCGTCAGCCGCGCCCACAAGGCGCTAATTGATTTACAGCTAACTTGCCTGCCGGGGGACACGCCGGAAATCCCAGAAAAAAGCTGGTGGTGGCTTGCGGTAGACAGTGGCGGCAATGCGGTAGGGTTTGCGGGAATGCGGCCGTCGGATAGCTGGCAAAAAACAGTGTACTTATGTCGTGCGGGAGTGCTGCCAGAGTATCGTGGCAAAGGTATTCAGAAGCGGCTTATTAGGGTTCGTCTTGCAAAAGCCCGCAGTTTCGGCAACACGCATGCAGTAACTGATTGCACGACGGAAAATCCGGCTTCTGCTAGAAGCTTGATTGCGGCAGGCTTCAAGCCTTACTGGCCACAATCCCCCTGGGCGCTGGACAACAGCATTTATTGGATTCGGAAATTGTAATGCCGATCAAGAAAATCCAGTTCACCCCCGGGGTAAACCGCGAGTCGACCAGCTACGCGGCTGAAGGCACTTGGTTTACCTGCGACAAGGTGCGGTTTCGCTCTGGATACCCGGAGAAGATCGGCGGCTGGACTAGATCCCAAGCGCCAAACGGCGCGTATAACACGTTTGGTTTCGGCGTTGCTCGGTCGTTGATTTGCTGGGGCACGCTGCAAGGCTACACAAACACCGGCATCGGCACCAACCTCAAGTATTACGTCGAGAACAACGGCGCCTACTACGACATCACCCCGCTTCGCCTGACCCTGACGCTGGGTAACAACCCTTTCGCCGCTACCAACGGACTACCTACGGTCACGGTCACGCACACCGCGCATGGCGCATCAGCCGGGGACTTCGTTACTTTTTCAGGAGCGGCGACGTTCGCCGGCATTCCTGCGGTAAACCTGAACACCGAGTTTGCAATAACGTCTATCACAAACGCGAACTCGTACGTAATAACGCTTAGCGTCAATGCCACGAGCACGACAACCGGTGGTGGGGCTGTGGTTGTGGCAGCGTATCAAGCGCCTGTTGGCGCGGCCACTGCATCGTCAATTAACAGCGGCTGGGGTGTAGGTAGCTGGGGTGGCTCCTATGCGTCCAACCCGCCGTCCAACACGTCTTGGGGCACTGCGACATCGAACGATGCGATAGCTATTCCACTGCGCCTCTGGACACACCACAACTACGGCCAGAACCTGCTCTACGCCCCGCGCGGTGGGAGCATCTACTACTGGGACGCATCTTCGCTCCCGGCAAATTACTCCGTTCGCGGGAAGCTGCTGTCTGCTGCTGCGACTGCTGCGGGGTTTATCGGCGCCGACGTGCCGCTTACGGCTACCAAGATTCTGGTATCGGACGTAAACCGTATCGGGCTGGTGTTCGGTACTAATGCGTACGGGTCCACTACGTATGACCCGCTTCAGATTCGCTGGTCGGATCAGGACAGCATCTTTCAATGGACGCCGGCGATCACCAACCAAGCGGGAGGCGTGCGCCTTTCTGCGGGCACCAAGATCATCACTGCGGCCTCCACCAAGCAGGAGATCGTTGTCTGGAGTGACTCGTCCGTATACTCGATGCAGTACGTTGGCGCTCCCTACGTGTGGTCATTGACAACGCTGGCGGACAATATCTCCATTGCATCTCCACAGTGCGCCGCCCCGGTTAACAACGTCATGTACTGGATGGGTGCGGACAAGTTCTATATGTACGGCGGGCGCGTGGAGACGCTCCCCTGCTCGGTTCGCGGATATGTGTTTGGCGACATTAACCGGCAGCAGCTTGACCAAGTTGTGTGCGGCACCAATGAAGGCTTTGCCGAAATCTGGTGGTTCTATCCGTCATCGCAGTCAAACATCAACGACCGGTATGTGGTGTTCAATCATCTGGACAAGGTCTGGTACTACGGCAACATGCAGCGTACCGCATGGCTGGACAGCGGCATCAGAAAGAATCCGATGGCCGTCAAGGATACCGCCATCCTGTTCCATGAGGATGGGAATGACGATGCCAGCAGCGATACGCGCGCTGGGATCAACGCCTATATTGAATCGGCCGACTTTGATATTGACGACGGGGATCGGTTTGGGTTTATCCGCCGCATGATTCCGGACGTTACGTTTACGAACTCTGATACGGACAACCCGACAGCGACTATTGTGCTCAAGCCGAAGAACTTCTCCGGCGAAGCGTATGGCACAGAACCGCCGCAGGCAGTCATCAGCTCATACAAGTACCCGGTTGAGCGCTATACCACACAGGTCTACGTGCGGGTTCGTGGTAGGCAGATGGCGTTTCGGATTGAGAGTACCGCGCCGGGTACGTGGTGGCAGCTTGGCGCTACGCGGATCGACGTTCGACCAGACGGGAGGAAGAATTGAGTTCTACCGGCGTCCCCGCCCCGCGCTTGCCCACGCCGCCCAATGACTACGTGGCGGACTACTTCAACCAGATTGTGCGTTCGCTCAACAATTATTTCGTGCAGTTGCAGAACCCCGGGCCGGTGCAAGCGACGACGTACAACGCAAGCCGATTCGACCCGCAGACCGGCGCCAGAACGATTGGGCTGGTGTTCTCGACTAATAATTCGGGAAACACAACCGCCAGCGCGACTAGTATTTCTGTGGATGACGTAACCGGGTTTAACGCTACTGGCGGCTACGGAATGATTAAAGAAGCCACCGGGACGAACAGAAAGTATCGTAAATTTACGTACACGGGCAAGACCAGTGCTACGGGTGCGGGCGACCTTACAGGCGTTGTCTTTATTGCAGGCACAGCGCAGTCTTACCCGGTACATTCAACAGTGACCGCTTCGGCGCTGACGGGGGATTTGTTTTATGATCCTTTCTACGGCCACCAAGTCTACGTTATCGTGTAGCAAAAAAGCATGCCATATACAAAGTCCCCCCGCCCGTACAAGCACGAGTGGGCCATGGAAAAAAAGCGCGACGAGAAGCCCGCTCGGGCCGCTCGCGCAAGGGCGCGCAGGTCACTGGACGCCAAGGGCGTCGACCGCAGTGGCAAGGATATTGACCACATCATCGCGCTATCCAAGGGCGGCACAAACAGCCCCAAGAACCTGCGCTTGGTCAAGCCTAGCACTAATCGCTCGTTCAGCCGGAACAAAGATAGCTCGATGAAGCGCAACGGAAAAGCGTAGGGGAATGTGATGGCGGATCTTGGTTATTCCTACGGCGACCTTAAAAAACTGCTTGCAGAGCATCAAGCTACTGGAGCTAGGGGGCAGATACCGATTGAAGTCCCTACCGGAGAAGGTGGCGGCACATACATTGCGGGCTACGAAGATGCAGGCCCGTCGCTCACCCTCCCGCTGCCTAATGGGATGCAGGCACAGTACGACCCCAATACCGACACGTTTAGGGCTGCGCAAGGGGACATGGATCAAGGCGGTATCCAGCGCTGGAATGTCGGGCAGCAAGGGGTGCAGGATCTGGGGTTCGAGAAGCCGCGCTCGTTTGGGGATCAGTTGCAAAACGCCGCGCGCAACGCCGCGCCTTACCTAGCTGGCATGGCCGGTCTTGGCATTGGCGCGGCGTACTTGCCCGCGCTGCTTGGTGGTGGTAGCGCTGCGGCTGGTTCTGGTCTTGCAAACCTGACTGCCGCTGAAATTGCGGCCATCAATGCAGGGGCTGCGGAGGGTGTTGTTGGTGGTTCATTTGGCGCTGGTGCGGGTGCTGGCCTTGATGCGCTCAACAAAGTACGCCAGGGAATAAGCGCAATCCGGGGTATTACCGGTGGGGGTAGATCGGGTAGCGGCATAGGGGGCTTGGGTGGCCTTGGTGGGGGTGGTGGGTCGGACGTGCTCGCTGCACCCGATGTAAAAAACTACAACCCGACGGGCAAGTTTGTAGACCCTTACGCCGTTGCGCCCGTAAATAGGGCCCCCGCGCAGAATTTCGGCGTCGCCTCGTTGCGGCCGCAGTTTCAGGAACCGCAGCAAGACTCCGCGCAGGACGAAGAAGCCCGATTCTTTGCGGCCGGCGGAATGCCTAGTATGGGCATGAGTGGCATCGCGCCTATTCACTACGCCAACGGCGGGGAGTATGCTGCGGGTGGAAAGTACATCCGTGGGCCGGGCGATGGCATGAGCGACGACATCAAGGCCAACATCGACGGAACTCAGGAAGCCAGATTGGCCAATTCCGAGTTTGTACTTCCCGCCGACGTGGTCAGCCATATTGGTAACGGTTCGAGCGAAGCGGGTGCCAAAAAACTCTACGCCATGATGGACAGAATCCGCCATGCGCGGACTGGCAACAAAAAGCAAGGCAAGCAGATCAATCCGGACAAGTTTCTTCCGGCATAAAGGATACGAAAATGGCCAGCGATGTTTTTGGAACACCCATCGGGCAGACGCAAACCACTACGTCGGGTATTGCGTCTTACGCGACTCCATACATAACCAACCTACTCGACAAAGCGCAGACTGCGGCGAATACGCCCTACACCGCTTATAGCGGCCCGCGTGTAGCGGGGCTGTCTGGGCTTGAGAATCAGGCGCTTGGTGGGATTGGCAACCTGCGCGCATTCAACCCGACGCAGTATCAGACGCAGTCGTGGAACACCCCGGGGGTCATGCAGTCGTTTATGTCGCCCTACCAACAAGGGGTGACGGACATCGCATCGCGCGAGGCTAACCGCCAAGCGGATATTCAGCAGACGCAGCTCGGCAAGGCCGGCGCTGATACTGGGTTTGGGGATCGTTTCCGCTTGGTGCAGGCCGAGGGTGAGCGTAACAGGAACCAGATGCTGAACGACATCCAGACCAGGGGGCTGCAAAGCGCTTACACTGCGGGGCAGGGGCAGTTCAATACCGAGAATCTCAATAACCTGAAGATGCAGGAAGCGCAGAACGCCGCCAACCTTCAGGGGTACAATACGGGTGTCAGTGGTCTGTTGACGCAGCTCAACGCTGGGGCGTTGCCTCGGGGTATTCAGCAGCAAGGCTACGACACCGGGTTTCAAGACTGGCAGACGCAGCAGGCGTACCCGTGGAAGCAGATCCAGAACATGCAGCAAGCCCTAAGCGGACTCCCGATCTCCAGTTCTACGCAGAAGATTGATTACGACAGTCCTAGTAAAGTCAGCCAAGTAGCGGGCGGCGGCGCGGCAGCAGCGGCGCTATATAAACTGCTCGGAAACGACTCCCAAGGTAACTTCAAAATGCCTGATTGGCTGTCGGGGCTTTTCAAATAAAGGCAATCCAAAATGCTCACTAGCACGGCTGGTCCCTCCCCCGAGGCAATGTTCAATATGGCGCAGGGGCTCCCTGACGCTCGGCTGGCCGCCGTTCTGGCGGGGCAAGATACTGCGGTTCCTCAGTTTGTCGCGCAGGCAGTGCTGAGCGAGCGTCAGCGCATCCGACAAGCAAGCGCCGGCATGCAGGCTCAAGCGCAAATGGCGCAGCAGCCCCAGAGCAAGCGCGAAGAACTCCTCTCCCAACTCATGAACAACGGCGGTATCGCCGGCCAAGCCCCTGCATCTGTTGCGAACATGGCGAGCGGCGGGATTGTTGCGTTCGAGGAAGGGGGCAGCGCCAAGGCTAAAGCAGCGGAGCTTCCGGGCATTCTTGACGCGCTGGGGTATGGCTACGAAAAGCTCAAAGGTGCAGGCTCCGAGTTTCTTAAGCGGCGCGTGGAGCAACACGCGCAGGATGTTTCGGACGCAAATATCCCTGGGCCGCCTTCACGTTATGCGGGCTTGCCTGCTGTTGTGGCTGCTGCGGCAAAAACGCCGGCCCCGGAAATCAAAACGCCGCCCCCAGAAACTGAAGTGCCGCCTGACGATTACATGCGCGGGCGTGAAGGTTTCAGGGCGTCTGTGGCGGGGGCTGGTGGCGCGCCGCGTCCGATTGATGTTGGCAAATACTTCCCCGCAGTGACGGGTGCGCCGACGATGCCGGCGTTTTCTATGGAGAATCCGTACAAGGCCGAAGCGGCCAAGACGCCGGGGGAGTTCATTCGAGAGCAACAAGCGCTAAACAAAGAGTTTGGCGTCAGTGAAAACCCGCAAGCAGAGTACGAGCGCGAGCTTCGCGCGCAACAAGCTGGCGCCGCCAAGGCACAGTCCGATGCCCGTCTGTGGGCGTTGTTTAACGCGGGTATCGGCGCGGCAAGCGCTGGGGGCAAGAACGGCTTCCAGAACATCGCGCTCAGCACCCGGCAAGCGGCCGGGCAGTACCAGAAAGACATGCAGGATCTGGCCAAGCTTGAGGCGGAGCGTAAGAAAGCGCTCAATGATATTGCGGTTGCCAACAACCAGATTAAGGCAGGGCAGGTTACGGCGGGGCTGAACAAACGCGATGCCGCGCAAGAAAAGGCCAATGAGGCCGGCCTTAAAATTGGGGAAATTGGAGCGCGGTACGAGGGTGCACGCGGGCAGCAAGCTGCGGCCGTGTTTGGGGATACTCTGCGCGCACAAACCGCAAAAGGACAAGCACAAGCACAAGCAGATGTTTCGGCGCAAGAGATCGCCGCCCGACTTACGGCTGCGCGTATTTCCGCAGACGCGGCGGTGTCGCGGGGGGAAATTACTAAAGACCAGCGCGCGGCCATTCTGTCTAAAATGGAAAAGGACAAAGTGTCTTTTGCCGAAGCTTATGAGTGGGCCATGGGCCTTTCGCACCCGCCAAACGCACAAGCGCAGCTTTTGAAAGGCATCGGTGGTCTTGGTGGCGCCCCACCGCCGGGTGCGGTGCGCGAAAAGGGAAAATAAGAAATGCCGAAGTATGACGTTGACTATGGCGGGAAAACGTACGAAGTAGACGCGCCTGATACGAATACTGCATGGCAATGGGCGCGAGCATACGCCGAAAAAAACAAACCCAAGGAAGGCTTTGTCGCTGGGCTTGGCAAAGGGGTGGAGTCGCTTGTTTCTGGGCTGCGAACCGGGGCAGGGCTCACTGGTGACGCTAATCAAGCGGCGCTGGCTGGGCTGGAACGTCAGAAGGCTATCGGCGAGCGCTACGCCGACCAGACCGGACTTGACCTGCTGAAGAAAGCATGGGATGAGCGCGGAGTGATGGGGGCCATTGGCGAGGTTGGGCGGCAGATTCCGCTTGCTCTTGCTGAACAACTCCCGCGTATGGGCGCTACCGCTGCCAGTGCGGCTACCGGCGCTAGGCTGGGGGCTCTTGCGGGTCCGGTCGGTGCGGTTATCGGCGGTGGCGTCGGCGCGTTCGCGCCTAGCTTGCTTGAAATGACGGGCACGTTTGCAGAACGCCAAGCCCAAGAGCAGCAAAAGCAGGGGCAGCCGATTGACGTGTCTGTCGGCAAGGCGTTAACAGGTGCCGTTCCTGCGGCTGCATTGGATGTTGCCGCACAAGCTATCCCTCTCGGACGCGGGCTGGTGGCAAAGCTGCTTGGTGTTCCCGCGCAGCAGTTGGTCAAGCGCAGCGAAGCGCAGGTCATGAAGCTGGCCGAAGAGCGGCTGGCTAAAACGCTGGCTAAAGGTTCCGCCGTTGGCGCGGCAACCGAAGGTACTACCGAAGCTGTGCAGGCGATGATTGAGCGCATGCAGGCCGGGCTGCCCCTGACCAGCGATGAGGCCATGAAAGAGTACGCAGAGAATGCGTACGGCGGCGCGCTGCTTGGCGTGTTGGGTGGCGCTGGGCGCTTTGTGGACCGCAGCGGCGCAAAAGCTCAAATCGAAGAAAAGCAGCTTCAGCAGCGTATCGCGGAGCGTGCGCAGGCTACACAGGAACAGGCAGCAGCGCAAGAACAAGCAGCGGCGCCGGCCGCGCTCACCCCGGAAGAAACACAAGCTAAGCGCACGGCGCTGGCTCAGCAGGTAGACGAGTTGCAGGTCAAGGTAGCGGACGCAGCGTCTGCGGGGGACACCGCCGCCGTTGCTAAACTAAACCCGCAGCTCCAGGAAGCAAGCAAAGAACTAGCCAAGATTCCCGAGCCGGCGGCAACTCCCGCACCCGAAGAAGCTGCACCCGAAGGGACTGTGCCCGAAGGGGCTGCGCCCGAGGCCGTCGCTGAGCCCACGCTGCGCGCTAAAGCGCCTCGCGCCATGACGCCGGGCGTAGAAAAAGAAATAGCGCGTCTCCGCAAAAACTTGGTCAATGCTGGCAACCTTGGTGAGTTCGATCAGATCACCAAGATCATGGCGAAGATCGAGAAGCTGGAAACTCAATTCGGCCCTATCCAGCCCGTTGCTGCACCGGCTGCGCCGACTGAACCTCTCGCGCCTGAAGCGGCTACGCCAAAAGTTTTTTACCACGGCACCAAGAACAAGTTTACTGCGTTCGACCCCACGATCGGATCAACGCCGGGGTCTTGGTTTACCAAAGACAAAGCCGCTGCGGGGCAGTTTGGCGAAGTTGGCGCGTTCACGGTGGACATCAAGAACCCAGCCACCATGGCCGATTTGGCCACCGCGAGGCAAGATGTTGCAAAAACCGGCCTCGACGTAATAGGAGACCGTCAGGCGTTCAACAAAGCAGTCATTGATAATCTAGAAGCCAAAGGGTTTGACGGGATTCGTGATAGCAAGTTTCAAGGCGCAGGCGGTCAAGGCGATGGCGTTGTCGCCGTTTTTCGGCCCGAGCAAATCAAGCGGGTTAATGAACCCATCGCGCCTAAAGCGGCTGCGCCGACCTCTGCACCTGCGCCGACCCCTGCACCTGCGCCGACCCCTGCACCTGCGCCGACCCCTGCACCTGCGCCGAC